GGCGGTGGAGGTGCCGATCAGCGGAACCTGAACGGTCTTGCCGGCGCCGGACTCAGCCGCGGTGAAGAGGCTGGAGAAGGCACGGAGGGCGGGGAGCTTGCCCTTGAGGGAAGCGATGACGGACTCGGCCAGGATGGCCGGAGCGTTTGCGATGGAGTTAGCCATGGTGTGTTAGGATAATTGAGGGTTGAGGGGAAAATTAGATGCAAGCCTTGATGATGGCGTTGCGGTGAGCGGCGAAGTATTCGTTACGCTCCTTGCTGCCGACGGGCAGGGACATGAAGGTCGCGAGGTGGTCGACGGCTTCGGCGGTGGGCTTGCCATCCGCAGGGCTGAGTTCGACCGGGGACACGCCGACGGAGGCCACGATCTTGGCGGCTTCCTTGGAGGCGCTGACCTTGCTGGCTTCGTGCTGCTCGACGAGGGCCTTGAAGGATTCGGACTCCTTGACGGCCACTTCGAGGGCGGCGGTCAGTTCGGCGAGCTTGGCGTCCTTGGACGCGGCTTCGACCTTGAGGCTTTCGAGTTCGGCAGAGACGCCGACCGTCATCTTCTCGACAGTGGTGCGGAGGTCGTCGCGCTCGGCGGTAAGGCCAGAGACAGCGGCGGTGGCGGCGAGGAGTTGCTCTTCGATGGTCATCTTAGATTTGCGGTTAATGGAATTAGAACGAACGCAGGGCGTCGTTGAAAGAGTCGGCCAAGCCAGTCACTAAGCCCTGGGCGGCGGCCTGCTTGCCGGAGAAGACCTGACCTTCCATGGCCTCGGCCTTCACCATCTTGCGCTTCATGTTCACGGCTTCCTTGAACTCGGCGTGGATCGTGTCGACGCCAGCTTGAAGGTTGCCCAGTTGGCCTTCGTCGAGGGACGTGCCTTCGATGCCAGCGCCCTTGAACTTGCCGGACTTGATGACGACCATCTTGATGCCTGCCATCTTGGCGGCTTCGGAGTAGTCAGGGATGGCCATGTAGACTCCGATGGAGCCGACGGTGCTGGAGGGGCTGGCGACGACGCGGTCGGCAGCGGAGCCAATCCAATAGGCGGCGGACGCCATCTCGGAGTCCGTGTAAGCGAGGGTAGGCTTGCCGTAGTTGCGGACCTTGTTGGCCAGTTCCTCGACGCCGGTGACCGTGCCACCAGGGGAGGAGATTTGCAGGGCGACCTTCTCGACCTCGGGGTTCGCGGCGAACGCATCGAGGGCCTCAGAGACTTCGTTCACGTCCACGGCGCCCATCATCTTCTCAAGCGGGGACAGGCCCTTGCCGATCACGCCGACGACCGGGATGATGCCGATGCCATCGACGACGTAGGGCTTGGGGGCCACGCCGAAGAGCTGCGCAAGCATATCGGTGAAGCCGAACTTTTCAGCGAGGACAGCGTGGTCCTTTGCCTTGGTCGGGTCGATGAGAAGGGGCTCGCGGCCCGACAGTCCGTTGGTGAGGAAACGCATGGTCTTAGGAATTGGGTTGGTCGAGCTCTTCGGGCTCTTCCTGGTCAGCGGGTTCGTCCTCCATCTCGGGAGACTCGGGGCCTTCCTCCACGTCGCCGCTGATCGTGCCGACCGGGGTGTTGGACGGACGGAACAGAAGTTCAAACGGGATGCCGTACTCTTCCGCCAAGTCCTTGATGTGCACCATGTCGGCGGCTCGCTTGGCCATCTCGGTGCGGAAGTCTAGGCCGCGCTGGGCGTAGAGTTCGGACATGGACAGCAGGCCCATCTCGACGTCGGCACGGTCGTTCGCGGCTTCGCGGCCAGCGTCAACGGTGACGGACTTCGGGGTCGTCCAGGAGACGCGGTTCCAATCCGGGTCGTCGGGCAGTTCGCCGGCGGCGATGCCTTGGCCGATAATGTAACCCCACGTCGGAACGCAGAAGTTCTCGATCATGATGGTCTGATACTTCGAGAAGACGCGGCCAGCCTTGGCAGTGATGAGGCGGACAGTGGCGCCGCCGAGCTTGGAGGAGTCGCCGACGAACTCGTAAGGCAGGACGCCCTGGGAGATGTCGCGTTCGAGCGCCGCGAGGAAGCCGGTGAAGGTGGCGTTCGGGCGGTTGCTCTGGAAGGACGTCATATCCTCCCCGGGCTCAAGGGCGATGAGTTTGCCGCCCATCGTGTTGGCGAGGTTGGAGTAGGAACCGGCACCCGTCGCGCCGAGTTCGTTGGCCATGTCGCCGTCGATGATGCCGCCCGCCTTTTTGATGATGCGGGTCACGTCGCCGTTGTCCTTCACGGCCTGCTTCTCGAGGGCCAAGATTTCCATCTCGTCTTGGATGGAGTTGATGGAGTGCTGGAGCAGGGGGACGCCACGAGCGCCGGACGCGTACTCCTGGTCGACCACCATCATCATCGACTGGGCGAGGATTTGGCGGGACGAGCCGTCGGAACGGTAGATGTTCACGGCGATATACTCGCCATACGGACCGAACTGGATGCCGTCATGCATACCCTCGGGCACCTTGCCTTCAAGAGGGTCGCCGACGCGGTGGGCTTCCATCAGCTGGAGTTTCGCTTCCCCGGCGCCGTTACGCACCTTGGCGGCGAAGGAATCACCGTCGCGGATCATGCCGCGGAGAAGGATGGACTGAGCCTGGTAGAAACTGAAGCGGTTCGTGATGTCGATGCGCTTGGCCTTCTCGGCGAAGTACGCCTCGTAGCGTTCCTGCATCTCAGGGGTCGACGCGTGGCTCTGCGGCTTGATGCCGTCGCCCACGGTGTAGAGGCAGATGTCCGCAAGGATTTGCTTGAACAGCCCGGAGTTACGCTCGGCCCAGCGGCACTTGCGGACCATCGTCAGGCGGTCGTAGGGCGTCAGGTCACGGCGGAGGTCACGGGGCTCCGCACCGTAGGCCGCACGGCGGGCACGCGTCACGCCGATGCTCTGCCAATCGCCGTAGGAAGCCTGCGGCTGCGGGGCGGTCGGGGCAGGCGTCACCGGCTTGGGACGCAGGCTGACGGTCTTAATCTTCTTGCGGATGGCCATGGAAATTAGTCCTGACGGTTCTGCCAGTCGGTCGAGATGATCGTGCGACGATAGCCGTAGGTGGCAGGGTCTAGCCTCGATAGGGCCAGTAGGGCCTCGCTCAACATTTCTTTGGCGGGGAGAACCATCTGACGGCTCGCACTCGAACCGGAGTCACTGTAACTCATAAGAGTCTTCCCCTCGGTAATGAGGGCGACAGCCTTCTCCTTGATCGCAAGGAGTTCGCATTCAGTGAGGCCGATGAATAGTCCTTGAGCCATTTAAACTTGCCGAGAATGGAAGCCCGAGAGGGGGTACGCCGCCCAGCCCACGCCATAGGTCTCTTCCTCCCACGACACTAAACGGCGTACCCTTGCATATAGCGTGCCAAGGGTCATGACGGTTGCAAGTCGGTTTCGGCAGTTTCCCGCCCGGCGATGCCCCAGCGGACGGCGGCCAGCAGGGCGAGGATTTCGCAGTCCATGGCGTGGTTGTCCTTCTTGCCCTGGGGAAGAATCCACATGGGCTTGCCGGTGCGTTTATCCTTTACGCGCACCTCGGCGCTCAGCTGAGAAGCATACTCCTCGGTTGCGTCGATTGCATAGGTCCAGACGCGGCGAGCCCGCAGGCCGTGCAGGAGGTCTTTGCCGGCCGTCGCACTGTGGACGATTAGGATGGCCCGCTGCGGGATGCCAGGGACGACGATAGACTGCTTCTCGGAATAGAAGCGGCGGGTCGTTTTGCCGGACTTGTCGGTGACGGCGAAGTCGTCGGAGCCTGAGCCCTTGGCGGTCTTCCAGTTGCGCTTGGCTGTCTCGCGGTAGACCTCTTGGGTGTTGTCTCCGCTATCCACCAAAATCATGGCATTATGGACCCCCATTTGCTTTGCGAAGGCTTCGACGTTGCCCCATGAGTCGATGCGGGCGAAGGCCATCAGGCGGCTATGCCCGGTCTTGGCCCAGCGGCGGACAGTCACCCAGAAGTGACCACGTTGGACGTCGACCCCCATCGTGCGGAAAGGGATGCTCCCGGGCACGGCGTCCTTCTGCTCGACGACGCGGGCCTTCGGGGTGATCGCGGCCTCTGCGTCCCAAGGGTCGGCCATCTTGTAGTTGGCTGCCTCAGCCAGCGCCACCATCTCGCCGCCCTCTTCGCTCCAGGGCATGGCCAGACGCTTCTGCTTGAAGATGCGCCGCGGTTCCTCGTCGCCGTATTGGTCGACAGACTCCTTGGCCTTGAGCATCAGCACGCCCAGC